TCTTCAGACGTTGGTACATTGATGGTCGTATGTATCATCATTTAGTTATCAATGAAACAAATACAAAAGAAGGTATTGTTGAAATTAGACCTATTGATGCTGCTAAAATGCGTAAGGTCAAAAAGATTAAAAAGAAAAAAGATCCAGCAACTGGTGCTGATATCATTGAAAAGACTGAAGAGTTTTTTATCTACCAAGAAAAACCTGGTTCTTCTACTAATGGTGTTAAGATGACTGCTGATTCTGTGAGTTATGTTACTTCAGGATTGCTTTCAGAAGATCGTAAAAAGATTGTTTCATTCCTACATAAGGCACTGAAACCAATTAATCAGTTGCGAATGATGGAAGATGCATTGGTTATCTATAGATTGGCTCGTGCACCGGAACGCCGTATGTTCTATATTGATGTTGGTAATTTACCAAGAGGTAAAGCCGAACAATATATGAAAGATATTATGGCCAAGTATCGTAATAAACTTGTCTATGATGCAAAGACCGGTGAGATTAGAGATGATCGTAAGCATATGTCTATGCTTGAAGATTTTTGGTTACCTCGTCGTGAAGGTGGTAGAGGAACAGAGATCTCTACACTACCAGGTGGTGAAAACCTAGGTCAAATTGAAGATGTTATTTTCTTTCAAAAGAAGGTGTATCGTTCACTCAACGTTCCTATTTCAAGACTAGAAACAGAAAACAACTTNTCGCTNGGTAGATCAAATGAAGTTACTAGAGATGAACTAAAATTCCAAAAGTTTATTGATAGACTACGTATGAGATTTGCGCATCTTTTCTATGGTATCCTAAAAAAGCAACTTATTCTTAAAGGCATTTGTACAGAAGAAGATTGGGAAGAGTGGAAAAGTGATATCACCGTAGACTTTATTCGTGATAATCATTTTACAGAATTGCGTGATATTGAATTACTTAGAGAAAGAGTACAGACCCTTGACATGGTTCAAAACTATGTTGGTGAATACTATTCGAAAGAGTGGATTCAAAAGAATGTTCTTATGCTTTCAGATGAAGACATTGAGAATATGAAAAAAGAAATCGATGGTGAACAAGCAGAAGCACCTGATGAAGAGCCAGCAGAAGAACCTGCTGGACAAAAATTTGAATTAAAACCCGTAAAAGGAGATGACAGTGAGTGAAGTAGAAGAATTGGAAGTGAATGATATTGATCAGCCGCCTCTTGAAATCAGAAACATGATTCAACATGCAATGGATAATGAATATAGTCAAGCTAACAATATTTTTAAAGATATGATGACAATTAAATTAAATGATTTACTTGATCAAGAACAGGTTCGTATTGCAGACGCTATTTACAATGGAGTAGAAGACAATGCAGAAGAAAATGATCCTGACGAGGACCAGCTCGAACTTGACCTTGAAGCAGAGGGCGAGCTTGAATCGGACGAAGAAGATGATGAAGAAGACGAAGAAGACGAAAATGATCAATAAAAATAATATCTCTTAAAATAAAAAATTAAATCTTTATAAATAATAGTAATAAATGAAACAGTTTACTCAAATACGCGAACTCACAGGAAGAATGCCCAAAGGCAAACATGTCTTTGATAAAAAGATTAAGGGTGTTCAAATTATGATCCATAAGGATCTTGGTAAGTTTATAGCCTATGTTGACGGTGATAGGCTTGATGCTTATCGTACTCAAAAGGAAGCTGAGAAAGCTGCAACAGAGTTTGTAAAGGTATTAAAGAAATGAAGCTGATTGCTGAATATACAGAAGATAATCTTGAAGTTGTTACAGAAGCAACTAAAGATGGCGGCAAGAAATATGCTATTGAAGGTGTATTTATGTCAGCTGAACAAAAGAATCGTAACGGTCGTATATATCCAAAAGACGTTATGGAATCTGCTGTTAACAAATATGTTGGAGAACAGGTTTCAAAGGGACGTGCTGTAGGTGAATTAAATCACCCTGAAGGACCGACTGTTAATCTAGATAAAGTTTCTCACAAGATCGAATCTTTGACCTGGTCAGGAAATGATGTTGTGGGCAAAGCGACTATTTTGGAAACCCCCATGGGACAGATTGTAAAAGGTTTGTTGGATGGAGGAGTCAAATTAGGCGTTTCAACTCGTGGTATGGGAAGTCTCGAGTCTCGTAATGGCGTAATGATGGTTAAAGGAGATTTTCTCCTAAACGCTGTCGATATCGTTCAAGATCCATCTGCACCTAGCGCTTTTGTTAATGGAGTTATGGAAGGTGTTGAATGGGTATGGAACAACGGCATTATAGAGCAACAGACTATTGAAAAAATTGAGACTGAAATTAAGAAAGCTCCTCGGGCTGATCTCTATGAGACTCAGGTTCGTGAGTTTAAGAATTTCCTCTCGTTGCTCAAATCTAAATAAAAGGAGTCAATTATGACTGAAGATCAAATGACTGATCAAGAGATTGACATCCATGATGACAACGATGTCGTGGAAGAAGCTCACGATCCTAAAAATGCCGAGGCACAATCTGTAGCGTCTGTTGATAAAGCAGCCGATGCAGGTAAAAAAGCCGGAGCACGAAAAGGCGATAATACCAAGCAAGATCCAATGCCTAAGACNAAAGCTGGTCTTTTGTCAGCNATGGTTGGTAAAATGCAAGGTATGAATAAGGAATCATTGATGGCTATGTACAAAGCAGAGTCATTCGTAGATGCCTACGGTGAAGCAATTGCCGAAACAACTGCCGAACTAGACCTTGATTATAAAGCAGATTTTTCAGAAGACCTGAACGCATTGGTTAATGAAGAAGCTACTTTGTCTGAAGAGTTTAAAGTAAAGGCAGAGGTTATCTTTGAAGCAGCTATTAAATCTAAGCTTGCTGAAGAGATTGACCGTCTCGAAGAGAAATACAATGAGGAACTAGCTGAGGAAGTAGAATCTACTAAATCAGAACTCGTTGAAAAAGTCGATAGCTATCTTAACTACGTAGTTGAGAATTGGATGGAAGAGAATAAACTTGCCGTCCAGTCTGGCCTTAGAACTGAAATCGCAGAGAAGTTCATGAACAGCTTGAAAGATCTGTTTACTGAGTCTTACATTGAGGTTCCAGAATCAAAGGTCGACCTAGTTGACGAACTAGCAGAAAACGTTGAAGAGTTGGAAAATGCTCTTAACGAAACAACTGCTAAAAACATCTCAATGCAGGAAGAGTTAGAAGTATTGAAGCGTGATGCAATCATCCGTGAACATTCAGCTGACCTTGCTGAAACACAAGTTGAGAAGCTTAAAGGTTTGGTTGAGGACATTGATTTTGATGACGCCGAAAGTTTTGCTGCTAAAGTACAAACTGTCAAAGAATCATACTTTACCAAAAAGGTAACTGAAGCCGCTGATATTGTAGAAGAAGACGACAATGGTGAAACTATTGTAGAAGCTTCTGGCGCAATGGCTCAGTATTTGACAGCAATCCAAAAAACAAATAAATAATTTGGGAGTCCAAAATGCAAGTATCTTACGATAAACTGATCGAGAAATGGGCGCCAGTACTGAACGAAGAGTCAGCCGGCAAAATTCAAGATCATCACAGAAAAGCAGTTACAGCTGCTATCCTCGAAAACCAGGAACGTGCTTTCCAAGAAGAAGCTGCTCAGGCAGGTGCTCTTAACGAAGCCGCTCCAACTAACAATACAGGCAATGCAGCTAACTGGAATCCAGTACTGATTGCGCTTGTTCGCCGTGCAATGCCAAACTTGATGGCATATGACATGTGTGGTGTTCAGCCAATGTCTGGTCCAACAGGTTTGATCTTCGCAATGAAATCAACCTATGAAACAACTCGTGCCGGCGCGACAACCGGTGATGAGGCATTCTTCGGTGAAGCAAAAACTGGCTTCTCTGGCGATTCAGCCGCAACTCAATCACAAGGTCCTTCAGGTCTTGCTGGTTTGACAGACGCTAATACTGACTCAAGCATCGACAACGAGCGTACAGGCCCAGACTTTGGTGGCGCAATGCCATTGGCCGATGCTGAAGCACTTGGTTCAACCGGTGGTTCAGACTTTGCTGAAATGGGTTTCACCATTGAGAAAGCAACAGTCACAGCTAAAAGCCGTGCACTGAAAGCAGAATACTCATTGGAACTCGCTCAGGATCTTAAAGCCATTCATGGTTTGGATGCTGAAACAGAGCTGGCTAACATTCTCTCAACAGAGATCATGGCTGAAATCAACCGTGAAGTTATCCGTACTGTTAACTCACAAGCTAAGACTGGTGCTTCAACATCTAACACAGCAATCAACGGTATCTTTGACTTGTCAACAGATGCAGATGGTCGTTGGTCAGTTGAGAAGTTCAAAGGTTTGATCGTACAGATCGAGCGTGAAGCTAACCAAATTGCTAAAGAAACTCGTCGTGGTAAGGGTAACTTCATCATCTGTTCATCAGATGTTGCTTCTGCTCTTTCAGCTTCAGGTATGCTTGACTATGCACCTGCAATGTCAACAAGCTTGAATGTAGACGATACTGGTAATACATTTGCCGGTGTTCTTAACGGTCGTACTCGTGTGTACATTGACCCATATGCATCAGCTGACTATGTCACTGTTGGTTATAAGGGAACAAATCCATACGATGCAGGTCTCTTCTATTGCCCATACGTTCCACTAACAATGGTACGTGCGGTTGGTGAGGACACATTCCAGCCTAAGATTGGATTTAAGACTCGTTACGGAATGCAAGTTAACCCATACGTAACAACTGCAGTTTCAGCTGCACCACAGAACGATATTCCGGCCGCTACTAATAAGCGTAACCAGTACTATCGTATCTTCCGTGTAGACAACATCTTGTCTGCATAATAATAAAAAATAATAAAAATAGACTGGGAGGGGTTCGCCCCTCCCTTTTTTAATAGCTTTTTTATATAAATAGAATTACTATGGCAGAACTTACAGAAAATTTTAACTATCTTCAGCCGACTAGCTTTAAGCTAGTTATTGACAGAAAGAATTATCCAAATTTGGAGTTCTTTTGTCAAAATGTTACGCATCCTGGTATGCTTATTAATGCTGTAGAACTTGGAATTCCTAGATTAGCTGGACTACCAATTCCAGGAGAATCACTCACATTTAATGAATTATCTACAAATATTATATTAGATGAAAATTTAGAAGGTTATTCTGAAATGTATAACTGGATTCTTAGACTTATAAATACAAACATGGGAAGCGGCGGTAGAGGCGGTATTGCTATGGGCACTAGTACTCCAACTTACGCAGATATAACATTGTCAATTCTTTCAAGTCATAATAATGTGACAAAGCAAGTGAGGTATTTAGATTGTATACCTACTTCACTTGGAGATATTAACTTTGAATCAACTGGTGACGGAAATACCTTTATTACTTTTGCGGCAAC